TGACAACCACACCGCCTGATAGCGTTATCGGGCCTGCTGACATTGCTGAGAAACCAGAAGCAATCGTGTAGCTTGTAGCCACTGTTTGACTGTTAACCACAATCCCGTTGGAGGCAACAGGAACCCTTGCTTTAAATTCACCAGTGCTTGGCTTGTATAGTAAATTTGCATTGCCTGTAAACACGCTTGATGCTGTGCCGCTTGTTGCGTTTGCAAACAAAGGGAAGACATCAGTTGCTGTGCTTGTGTCGTTACTTATGGTAGCCCCACCACCAACAGCCGCCCATGCAGTTCCGTTGTAGCCTTCAAACTCTACAGTCTGAGTGTTAAATCTCAGCATTCCCGATACAGGAGAAGGTCTAGCCGCAGTGTTGCCCTTACTGATGGTCAATGCACCAGTAGAGGAGAATGTAGAGTCCAACGTAGCAGTCAATGTGGTAAATGCACCAGTGTTAGCTGTAGTTGCTCCAACAGTGCCATTAATGTTGATTGATGCAGTACCAGTTAAGTTCGTTACCGTCCCACCTGAAGGCGTACCCAATACCCCGCCATTGACGACAAAAGCGCCAGCAGTGCCTGTATTTATACCTAAGGCTGTAACCACCCCTGAGCCAGTTGTAGTGGATGCTGGAGCCGCTCCTGCGCCCCCGCCAATCAACAGTGAATTTGCCGCCAAAGCCGCAGATGTTGCCCATGTGGTTCCACTTGTGAAGTAAGGTACGCCGCCAGAAGTTCCCGCAACAGTCAGCGCCAATGTGCCAGATGTTGTGATGGGTGAACCAGCAACTGAAACTATGCCACCTGTAAATGACTGTGCTACAGAAGTAACCGAGCCAGATGCGCCAGAACTAGATGCCAACAAAGTAACTGTGCCACCGCTGTTCTTGGCGTACAACTTCATGTCTGAAATGTTTAGCCCTAACTCGCCATTAGCAAGGTTGCCAGCAGTTGGAATAGCCGCCGCAGTCGTACTGTAGTACAACTGAATTGGTGTGTAATTTGTTTGAGCCATTTAAAATGTTCCTCCAGATATTCCGCCGGGTACGAATAACATTGAGCCGTCAAATGTTAACGCTGACCCCATTATCAGTTGATTTCCAGCGTTTTGATAAGCCACACCATAAGATGTTCCATTTAACGCATACAACTCAGTGATGTCGCTGTTAGTACCTGACTTTGCGGCAACTAGGTTTGTTCTTGCGTCAGTAGCGTTTGTTGCCCCTGTGCCGCCATTGAGGACGGGCAGAGTTCCTGTAACGCCTGTGGTCAGTGGCAACCCAGTTGCATTGGTTAACGTGCCGCTACTTGGTGTACCCAAAGCCCCATTGAACGTCACAAAAGCGCCAGCAGAACCTACGTTGACCGCCAAAGCAGTTGCAACACCAGTTCCTAACCCAGTAATCGACCCCACCGCTGGAGTCACTGTAATGTTGCTTGCCAAAGTCAATTGACCCTGCGCATTGACCGTAAACGTGCCTACCTGAGTGGCAGAGCCATACGAAGCCGCAGTCACCGCTGTGTTGGTGATGCTGAACTGCGTACCCGTGAGGGTCAAACCCGTACCTGCTGTATATGCTCCTGAGCCTGAAAACTGTATCCAAACAATTGGGTCTGTACCCACAATTGTTACTGCTGTGGTCTGCACCCACCCAGTGTTTGCGTACAACGTGCCGTAAGAGATAAACGTAAAGTCCCCGCTGGCAATCTCTGCGGCAGTGTCAAAGTCCGTAGCACGAGTAAGAACAAGTCCTCCCGTTGCCCATGTGTAAATACCATTGTTAGCACTGGCAACTTCGTTCTTGACTAGCACCCTGTCGCCGTTAATAAGCGTGTAGCCATCAAGAACTGTCAATGCATTGGATAGCGTCAAAGTTGCGCCAACACCAGCAGTGCCGTTGTTGTAGGTTACCGTGCCACCAGTAATGGTTGCAAGCGTACCTGTCGTTGCCGCCGCACAAGACGCATGAACATGAAGACCCTCAGCAACAGCATCAACATACTGCTTTGTAGCTAACTGCAATGCAGATGTAGGATCTTGGGTGACCGCAACAGAAGTCAATCCACCTAAGGTAAGACTAGACGCACCCAAAGCAATTGCTGTTGTACCAACAGTCACAGACGAGTTTGTCAATGACGCATTGGCAATATTGGTAAGTGTATTGGTTGACCCTGATATTGACTTGTTGGTCAACGTCTGAGTTCCAGTCAAAGTTGCAACTGTTGAATCAATTGCAATGGTGACAGGAGAGGAGCCGTTATAGCTCGTACCCGTCAAGCCAGTGCCTATGGTCAAGGCGCTAGAGGCTGTGGCTGTCACTGTAATTGAGCCACCCAAACTAACAGGAGATCCATTGATGGTAATCGCACTGTTGGTCAACGATGCGTTTGGTATGGCGCTAAGAGTATTTGTTGAGCCACTGATTGACTTGTTTGTTAAAGTCTGAATGCCTGTCAGAGTTGCCACAACAGAGGTGTCGATGGCAATGGTTCCCGTTGCGGTGATAGGCCCACCAGTAAGACCTGTTCCTGTATTGATGAGGGTTACACCGCCTTGGGCAAATGGTGTCCAAGAACCTGATAAAAAACCTTCGTACCTATTGATGGTGGTGTTGTAACGAATTTGACCATTAGCGCCAGCGGGTTGTTGTCCAGAGGTTCCGATGGGAACCGTCACTGAGCCCGTGCCCGGCAGGATTGCGTTATCCGCCAACCCTATCGTTGGGTCACCCGCAAACGCATTTCCGTTTGTCACCGACGTTTGGTCTGAAACCCCAAGGATTGTTCGAGGCGTCACCGTTGTACCGCTCAACACCGCCACCAACCCTGAGCCAGACATCCCCGCCAACGAAGCTGAGAGACCACTTAAAGAGATCACTGGGTTGCCTGATACGCCACTACCATTAGTGATCGCTAAACCGTTTCCAGATACCTGAATTGTGCGATTAATGACGCTGTTGGCATTGTCCTTGACTACAAACCCATTGCCAGCGCTCTCAAGACTTGCAGAAGCCCCATTAAGAGAGATTCGATAGTAGGATTGCACACCGCCATCCGTAAGCCCTAAACCCGTTCCTGTAGATAGGTATCGACTGTTTGGTAGGGTTGCCTCTTGATTAATTGTCAAGAAGGTCTGAAACTGCGAGGGAGCCGCCGCTATTGCCGCTGTAGTGGTTTGCTTAGTGACCCCATTTTGGACAATAGGAACTGCTTCCGTTCCTAAGATTGTCCCCGCCTGAGGCAGATTGGTGATCGTTGTTTGGACTTGTGACATTTCAAGGGTTCTGTATGATTTCGTCTAAATTGCCATTTTCCTGCGGAATTTCACCACTGCTTTGCGTAGAGATGATGTAAGCACCATATCCACCAGTTATCAGTTGATTGTTCTGAACGGCAATATCCAAATCAGGTCGAGGGAAGCGAATGGTTATGCGCTCAGTTGGTCTTGCGGGTAGGCGATAGGGATCTTTCTCGTCAGCACACCCTTGGTCACAGACTTGTAAACCCGAAAAATTTGGGTCTGACCTCATCACCGAGTGCGCACGTTTCATCTTGCACCTATCGCAAATTGCGATTGCAATGTCTGAATTTCCCAGCGTGTTGAGAAATTTAGGCATGCATCACCTTGTGTAGACTGAAATGTTTGGGGCGTAATAGATTGGCGACTTGTCTCGCTCTTCCTGCTCTGCGTCGTAAAGGTACTTGTCTGCCATCTTTTCCAAGTAACCAATACGATCAACAGGAATGCTTGGCAACTCCAAGCTCATCCTATGAGCTAGCATCGAAACAGTCGCCTCATACCAACGCTGAGGTATTTCAACCTCATCTGTCAAAGCTCCGACATCCATCACTTGGCGTGAGTACCACACAACCATCTGCACAAACGTGTCACTGGGGACAGGCCACAAGTACAACGAGGGGTTTGGAATGGTTCTGTCAAACCAAAACTGGAAAGGTTGATTTGCAGTAAAGTTTTTGTTTGGCAAGTTTGTGTAATCGTCACGATTCAAACGAGCCATGGGAATTTCAGTGCTGTTATTGCCGAAAAAAAGCTCTCGCACAATCAAGGTGTTACCGCCAGTCTCACGCATACGGTAATACTGCACGGTTTGACCGTTCACAATGTCGTACCAATACCATTCGTTGTCTACCCAAGCAGTCACACCAGTGGTTTGAAGGGTGCTCCAAGTGATTCCATCGATTGAATACTCAAAAACGACGTTAAAGTTGCCTGAAGTCCCAGCCAAAACACCAATTGAGCCTATGTAGTTTGTGTATCCAGAGCCATAATCAATGCCAATGTTGCCGTTGATAGCTGTTTGGGTGCATTTTGTGGTCACGTTGCCATCAAAGGCGTTAATCGCCACACCAGAGCTTGCGTTGTAACCACCATCTGTGGGTGGCGTAGGACGATTCATGCGCCTGTACAAGGCATTCAGCACGTCTACAGCGCCATCTGGAAGGGTATAGATGTACTTGTCAGAAGTTAAGCCAACAACTTCCTTGTTGATCGCCCAATATTGGATGCCACGATTGGCAAGGTTGGATAAAAGGAAGTACAAGCTCTCACGAGCAGATAGCTGTTGTTCAGAAGTCAGTTCTTCAGCAAGCTTGCCGCAACGACGAGCTCCGTGGTCGATCAGCGTTTGCACGTTGAGGACTGTTTGACCGACTGTTCCTGAGTACGCCATGTCTTACCACCCTTTATTGGAAGAGTTCTTCTGTGCAGTATTGACTTTGCAATTAGACAAATTGATTTTTCCGCCCTTAGCAAAACCTTTGGCGGCTTTATCAAAATCAGCGCTCATTTGACTTGCTGTAGCGTCAAAGTCTGATGATTGGTCGTTTAAAACCTTGTTTGTTGTTTCGTCAGTTTTGGCTTTAATTCGTTCGTACGCCTCTTTGTCTTGCAACTCTGTGTCGTTGACAAAATAACGCAAAGATCCATCCGAAGATTTTGAAGTACGAAAATTGTATTTTTTTACGTCAGCCATAATTTGCTCCTAACATTTCCAACGTGCAAGCGCCGCCGCTTTACGAGTGGGCTTGCCTTTTTCGTCCTTCAGTGGGCCTGCCATCCCAGACATACGAGCGCAGAAAGAGTCCTTACGTGCGCCCCCTTGTGGCTGAGGAGCCTTCAGATTGCTACCAGTCTCTCGGTTGTACTTCTGTCGACCCTTTTCGGTCAAGCCAGCACCCTTGGAGATTGGAAGCTTTTCTCCCCTGCCAACTGAAAGACTAACTTTCTTTTTGGTCATTTCACTTTGGCTGTCTTAGCTGACTGCTTAAAGTCTTGAGCCGTTGGAGCGCCTTTGCTACCAACTC